CCCCGAAGCGACGGCAGCGACGGCCTCACCATGGCCACACTTGCCCGCGTTGCGAGCGTGCCGGAAACCCTCGCGTGGAACGGCGATCTCCCCAACCCTCCGAAGAGGGTTGCTCTCGGGGAGCTTCTGACCGGCCCGCGAAAGCGGGCCGGTTTTGCTTTACGGCCCGGGCAGTTTCTGGCGTCCGGGCGGGGTGGCGGAAACGGCGGAGATTCCGGGGTCAAACGCGGGGTGGCGTTGGCGGCGGCGCTCTCGGTTTGGGTGGGTGCAACGGGCCGCCGACCGCAACCCCCGGGGTTCGCGTCGCCCTCTCGGTCAAAACTCTCAAACTCTCTGACTCTCTCGGTTAACACCCCCGCCGATTTGACGCGGGGTTCCGATCAGGGATCGGCGGGGATCGGAACGGTTCCAAACGCGAGCGACTTCCGAGGCCCGGTCGGTCCCCCTCGCCACAATTCAAACCGTTTGCGTAGATGGCTGTTGACGGCCCGCTCCTTTGGACGGGCCAGCGCAAAACACCATCGCCAGCCCCTGCCCCGGGCTGGCGCACGGACGCACGCATGACGATCGACCACGACGAGCAGGTCGAGCGCGATGACCTCGCGCCGGCCCAGCGGCTGCGCATCATCGCGGAGATCATGGCCGAGGGCGTCCGCCGTCGGCGCAACGACGACCGCCGCATGGGGCCGGTCGGCGATATTTCGCACCATCGAGAAAGAGAGGGAGATGGACTTGAACCCTTGAGACCGGTTCGCCTTGATCGTCCGCCCCCCACAAGGCGGTTGACGCCTTGCGAACCGGAGAGCCCCGATGAACGATGATGTCGCCGCGACGGTGAAGGCCCTGGGCCGACTCACCGTCCCCGAGCTGAAGCAGCGCTACGCCGAGGTCTTCGGCGAGCCCACGCGGACGAGCCACAAGCAGCACCTTGTCAAGCGGATCGCCTGGCGGGTGCAGGCGCTCCGCGAGGGCGGCTTGTCCGAGCGGGCGCGGCGGCGGGCGCTCGAGCTGGCCGACGACACCGCGATCCGCCTGAGCGCCCCCAGGATGGCCGAACGCGGGCCGGGGACGACGATTGCGGCCGCGTTCGACGCGGGACGCCCGGCGTCGTTCCCCAAGGCCGGAGCCGTTCTCCGCCGCGAGTACAAGGGCAGGGCGATCGTGGTGCGGGTGCTGCCGCGCGGGTTCGAGTACGAGGGCGAGGTCTACCGGTCGCTGACGGCGGTCGCCCGGAAGATCACCGGAGCCCACTGGAACGGCGTGAGCTTCTTCAACCTGCCGTCGGCACGCGGGAAGACGGGATCGGAGGGCGGGGCATGAAGAAGCGGCACCCCAACGAGGCCAAGGCGCCCACTCAGGTTCGCTGCGCGATCTACACCCGCAAGAGCACGGAGGAGGGGCTGGAGCAGGAGTTCAACTCGCTCGACGCCCAGCGCGAGAGCGGCGAGGCGTACATCGCCAGCCAGAAGAACGAGGGGTGGGTCTGCCTGCCGGACCGGTACGACGACGGCGGGTTCACCGGCGGGAACATGGACCGGCCCGCCGTCACGCGGCTGATGGCCGACATCGAGGCGGGGAAGGTCGACTGCATCGTGGTCTACAAGGTGGACCGCCTGAGCCGCTCGCTCATGGACTTCGCCCGGCTCATGGAGGTCTTCGAGCGCAAGCGGGTCTCGTTCGTCTCGGTCACCCAGCAGTTCAACACCACGCAGTCGATGGGGCGGCTCACGCTGAACATCCTGCTGTCATTCGCGCAGTTCGAGCGGGAGATCATCTCCGAGCGCACGCGGGACAAGATCGCCGCGGCCCGCCGGAAGGGGAAGTGGTCGGGCGGGCGCTCGGTCCTCGGGTACGACGTGGACCCGGCGACCAAGAAGCTCGTGGTCAACCGCGCCGAGGCGGAGCAGGTCCGCGAGGTCTTCACGCTGTACCTCGCCAGGCGGTCGCTCCTGGATGTCTGCCGCGAGCTGAACCGGCGCGGGCTGCGGACCAAGGCCGTCCGCACGTCGAAGGGCGCGGCGTACGGCGGGCGGGAATGGGACAAGCCCGCCGTACTGAAGGTGCTCACCAACATCCTGTACCGGGGGCGCGTGCGGTACAAGTCCGAGACGCACCCGGGCGAGCACGCGGCGATCGTGGACGAGGCCCGGTGGACGAAGGCCCAGGAGTTGATGCGCGCCAATGGTCGCGCCGGCGGGATGATGGTGCGGAACAAGTACGGCGCGCTCCTTAAGGGGCTGATCCACTGCGGCCCGTGCGGGCTGACGATGGGACACACCACCGCGAACAAGAACGGCACGCGGGTGTACCGCTACTACGTCTGCTACAAAGCCCAGAAGCAGGGGTGGGGCTCGTGCCCGTGCCGGTCGCTGCCCGCCGAGCAGATCGAGGGGTTCGTGGTCGAGCAGATCCGGGGCATCGGCAAGGACCCGGCGCTGCTCTCGCTCACGCTGGCCAGGTGCCGCGAGCAGATGGAGATGCAGCGGACGGCGGCAGAGGGCGACTTGAGCAGGGTCGAGCGGGATCTGGCCCGCCTCCACGCCGAGCTCGGCCGCGTGGCGGGCGACGCGGCCGCCAACGCCCACGCGGCGGCACGCTTGACCGACCTTCACGAGAAGGTCCGGGTGGCCGAGGAACGGGCAGCGGCGCTCTTGCGCCTGATCGAGGAGGCCGACGGGGGCCAGATCACCAAGGCCGAGGTGGACGCGGCGCTGGCCGAGTTCGACGGCGTGTGGTCGCGCCTGTCGCCCAAGGAGCAGGCCCGGCTGATGCGGATGCTTGTCCAGCGAGTCGACTACGACGCGACGAAGGGGTCGGTCTCGATCACGTTCCACCCGCTGGGCCTGCGCTCCATTGGCCAGCGATCGAATGCGGAGGCTTCGGCATGAACGACGCCGTGACCCTCGACTTCAAGGTCCACTTCACCACCGGGCAGTGCGGGTCGCGCGTGCTGCACGCCGGGGAGTGTCCGACGCCGCCGCAGGTGCCCGCGGGCCGCGTGCCGCGCATCTCGCGGCTGATGGCGCTGGCGATCCGGTTCGACGACCTGGTCCGCAGCGGCGAGGTGGCCGACTTCGCGGACATCGCGGAACTGGGGCGGGTCACCCGCGCCCGGGTGAGCCAGATCGTCAACCTCCTCAACCTCGCGCCGGACATCCAGGAGGCGATCCTGTTCCTGCCGCGGGTCGCGGGCGAGCGCGAGGCGGTGGCCGAGCGCCGGGTCAGGCGCGTCGCGGCGGAGCCCGATTGGGGCCGGCAGCGGCGGGCCTGGCGCGATCTGGTCGGGGCCCTCGGCCCGGGCGCGGGGCTGGAACGGGCGGACGCCTTGGCGTCGGGGGATGCGCTCAGAGCTTCTCCCGCCGCTCGATCGCCACGGCCACGAGCTGGATGTCCTCGCGGTCGCAGTTGATGGCCTTGTGCGCGGGGTTGTCCTTCTGGAGCCGGATCGCACCGTTCTCCTCGGCGAAGAACCTCGCGATGGTGCAGCCGCCCCCGTACTCGGCGGAAAACCGCACGAACACGATCTTGCCGTCCTTGAGCTTCCCGTCGTCGTGGTAGGGGTCCACGGGCGAGAGGATGAGATAGTCGCCATCCTCCAGGCGCGGCCGCATCGAGTCGCCGGTGACGATCACGCCGAAGGCGCGCTCGTCCCGGATGTCCCCGCGGTCCACATACTGCATGCCCTGGCTGGAGTCGACGCCGTACTCCTCGTACTCAAGGGCCCGGCCCGCCGGGGCGCGATTGATGATCGGGATGCCGGGCGCCCTCCGCTCCGGCGTGACCACGAAGCTCCGCCACCGCTCGTCGAAATCGAGCACCGACATCCCGAAGGCCTTGGCAAAGCCGATCCGCTCATGGGGTTTCACGCGGGTCTTGCCGCTCTCGCGCCTTGCGATGTTGGTGTGGTCCAGGCCGAGCTTGGCCCCGAGCTGCTCCTGGGTCCAGCCGCGCTCCTCGCGCAGGCGCTTGATGGCTTCGCCAATTGGGCTCATGACCGCGATCCCTTCGCACTGGACTGCACATCCTTGCACAATCGTTCCAAATTTCCACCGCAACAGGCTTGACCCACTTGCGGCGTGCGATGTTGTGCGATATGGTACCAAACTAAAGCCGATCGGTCAAGGGGAGACGGCATGAGCGATCTGATCACCAAGGTCGAACTGGAGGTGCGGCTCAAGCTGCACCGCAACACCGTGACCCGGCTCCTGGCCCAGGGGCGGTTTCCCAACGCATTCAGGACCGGCGGCCGGTGGCGAATCCCGCTCTCCGATCTCGAAGCGTTCGTCCGCGGCGCGAGCGCCAAGGAACTCCGCTCGCAAGCCGTGACCTCCGTGTAGGCCGCTGCCTGCGCTAGCCCCGTCCGTCCCGTGAGAAACCCCAGAGCAAGGGCGCCGGCGATCACTGCGCCCAGAACGGACCGCCCGCCATGCAGATCAATCCCCCGCACCTGGCCTTCGCCAACATCGTCATCCGCGCCGAGGTCAAGAAGCTCCGCGAGCGCGGCGCGATCGGCAGGGCCGACCAGGAGGACATCGCCGGCGAGCTCATGGCCCAGCTGCTCGAGGTGTGGGACAGGTACGAACCCGGGCGGGGAAGCCGCGAGGCGTTCATCAACCAGGTCGTGAGCACGCGGCTGGTCTCGATCCTCCGCGAGCGGCGGGCGCGGAAGCGCCGCGGCATGACCGGGCCGATCGACGCGGACGATCCCCCCATCGACCGCGCCTGGTCCGGGGATGGGTGGCGGCGGCGGATCGACCTCCGCGTGGACCTGGAGATCGCCTTTGGCAAGCTGAGCCCCAGGCAGCGCGCGATCTGCGATGAGTTGCTGCGCGAGGCGCTGTCGCCCGCGGCCAAGGAGCTGGGCGTGCCCCGCAGCACGCTGCGGGACGCCGTCGCCAAGATCCGCGAGGTCTTCCGCGATGCGGGACTGGAAGACTACCTCTGAGCCGTCCGCCACTCCGCGCCCGCTTCGCGTAGATGACCACCATGACCACTGGCAACGCCCAAGGGGGCCGGGCCGTGTACCGGCTCACCTTCGAACGTCCCGTCGATATGGACGCCGTCGAGCGGACGCTGCTGCTGGCGATCCTCGCCGTGGGTTGCCTGTGCGGCGAAGCGGCCGTCCGCCTCGACGCCCGCTACGCGATCGACCCCGCCGCCCGCGTGGTAGTGCTCGACGCCGGCACGGACGTCGGCCGGGCCGTCGCCCGCGTGTTCATCGGCTTCTGCACGCGCGAGTTTGGCGACGACGCGCTGGGCGTCGTCCGGGCGGATGGGCCGGCCCCGAAGCGTCCTTTGGCAGCCGCACGGGCGTGCGAGGCGGTGTGCTGATCCGCTTCATGCCCCCGGCCGCTTGTCCGCCTCGGCCAGGGGTGATCCCCCCGCGACACGTTCTCGCAAGACCTCAGCCTCACCGGAGAACCCTATGACCGCAAGTGCCGGCCTCATGAAACAGATCCATCGCGGCCGCAACCCCAAGCCCCGCCGCGTGATGCTGTACGGAACGCACGGCATCGGCAAGTCCACCTTCGGGGCGATGGCCGAGGACCCGATCTTCATCCCGACCGAGGACGGCCTGGGCGACATCGAGTGCGAGTCGTTCCCCTTGGCCCGCTCGCTCGGCGATGTGATGGCAGCGCTTGAGTCGCTGTACTCCGGCGAGCACGGGTACAGGACCGTCGTCATCGACAGCCTCGACTGGCTGGAGCGCCTGATCTGGAACGAGGTCTGCGAGGACGAGCAGGCGCCCAGCATCGAGAAGATCGGGTACGCCAAGGGGTACGCGTTTGCTATCGAGAAGTGGCGGACGGTGCTCGGGGCCCTTGACGCGCTTCGCGGCGACCGCGGCATGACGGTCATCGTCATCGCGCACGCCAAGATCGAGAAGTTCGAGAACCCCGAGACGGTGCCCTACGACCGCTACTCGCCGCGCCTGCACAAGCTCGCCAGCGCGCTCGTGCAGGAATGGGCCGACGAGGTGCTCTTCGCCACCTACAAGGTGCTCACCGTCAAGGTGGACGAGGCGTTCAACAAGGCCAGGCACAACGGCGTGGGCACCGGCGAGCGGATCATCCGCACCGTCGAGCGGCCGGCGCACGTCGCCAAGAACCGCCTGAACCTGCCCGAGGAGCTGCCGCTCGATTACCGCGAGTTCGCGGCGCACGCGGCCGGAACGCGCGGCCAGTCACCCGCAGCCCGAGCCACCGCCCAGAGCGGGGGCGACTCCCCGTCCCCGCAACCCGCCGACATCCAGTGACACGCACACCCACACGGAGCAGCGCACCAATGGCCAACCTGAACTTCGACGCCAGCACCGTTGACCCGTCCGTCGCCCTGGACCCGATCCCGGCGGGCAAGTACATCGCCGCGATCACCGACTCGGAGATGAAGCCGACCAAGGCGGGCGGTGGCAAGTACCTCCAGCTCACGTTCCAGGTGCTCGACGGCGAGTACAAGGGCCGGCTCGTGTGGGCGCGGCTGAACCTTGAGAACAAGAGCGAGATGACGGTCAAGATCGCCCGGGGAGAGCTCTCCGCCATCTGCCGCGCCGCCGGGGTGATGGCCCCCAAGGACTCCGTCGAGCTCCACAACATCCCGCTGGAGATCAACGTCGGGCTAAAAAAGCGCGACGACAACGGCGAGTTCGCCAACGTGATCAAGGGCTACGCGAAGAAGGGCGGCGCAGCGGCCGCGCCGCGCCCGGCCGCGAGCGCGGCGGTCGGGAGCACGCCTCCCTGGAAGCGTTGAGCGGGCTGGAGCAGCGGGTGACAAGCGCGACGGAGGCACGGACGCACGCATGGAACTCTCCCTTCCGCTCCCGCCCTCGGCCAACCACTACTACCGCTGCGTCGGCGGGGCGACGCTCATTAGCCGCGAGGGCCGAGGGTACCGCCAGACGGTGGGCGCGGCCCTCGCGGCGATGCGCGTGACGCAGCTCCGGGGGCGGCTCTGGGTGCGGGTGACGCTGTACCCGCCGGACTGCCGCCGCCGAGACCTCGACAACGCGCTCAAGTGCCTGCTGGATGCGCTGGCCCACGGTGGGGTGTACGCGGACGACAGCCAGATCGACCACCTCGACATCCAACGCGGCCCGGTGACGCCGGGTGGCGGCGTGCATGTCGTGGTCACGGAGGTGTGAGGACCGTGGACCTGCGTCCCTACCAGCACAACGCGGTGCGGGCTGTGTACGAGCACCTCCGTTTGCGCGACGACAACCCCTGCGTCGTGATTCCCACCGGCGGGGGCAAGACGCCCGTCATCGCCACGATCTGCCGCGACGCGGTCGGGCCGTGGAACGGGCGCGTCGTCATCCTGGCCCACGTCAAGGAACTCCTCGAGCAGGCGGCCGACAAGCTCCGGCACATCGCGCCGGACGTGCCCGTGGGCATCTGCTCTGCCGGGCTCAAGCGCAAGGACCTCGGATACGCCGTCACCATCGCGGGCATCCAGTCCATCTACCAGCGGGCGTGCGACCTGGGGCCGGTGGACCTGCTCATCGTGGACGAGGCGCACCTGATCCCGCCCGACGGCGAGGGGATGTACCGGCATTTCATCGCCGAGGCCAAGGTCGTGAACCCGCTGGCGCGGGTGATCGGCCTGACCGCGACGCCGTTCCGCATGAAGTCGGGGCCGATCTGCGGCCCCGGCAACATCCTCAACCACGTCTGCTTCGAGGTCGGCGTCCGCGAACTCATCGTGCAGGGCTTCCTGTCCCCGCTGCGAACGAAGGCGGGCTTGCAGAAGGTAAGCACCGACGACCTACGCATCCGTGCCGGCGAGTTCGTCGCCAGCGAGGTCGAGGACCTCATGGACAAGGACGCCCTGGTCGAGGGCGCGTGCGCCGAGATCGTCGAGCACACAAAGGACCGCAGCGCCACGCTGATCTTCTCGTCGGGCATCCGCCACGGGCAGCACATCGTGGAGGTTCTGAAGTCCAGGCACGGCGTCGAGTGCGGGTTCGTGTCCGGCGACACGCCCGCGGGCGTGCGGAGCGCGATCCTGGACCGATTCCGTTCCGGCGCGCTGAAGTACCTCTGCAACGTCAACGTCCTGACCACCGGCTTCGACGCCCCGCACATCGACTGCGTGGCGCTCGTGCGCCCGACGATGTCGCCGGGGCTGTACTACCAGATGGTCGGGCGGGGGTTCCGCCTCCATCCGGGCAAGGCCGACTGCCTGGTGCTGGACTTCGGCGGCAACGTGATCCGGCACGGGCCGGTCGACGCGATCCGCATCGAGGAGCCGAGCAAGGGCGAGGGCGGGGCGCCGGCCAAGGAGTGCCCGCGGTGCCACGCGCTCATCGCGGCCGGCTACCAGGTCTGCCCCGAGTGCGGGCACCAGTTCCCCGACCCCAGCAAGCAGAAGCACGAGGCCCGGGCCAGCACCGAGGGCATCCTCAGCGGCCAGGTGACCCGCGAGGAGCACCACGTCAGCGAGACGACCTACCACGTCCACATGAAGCGGAGCGACCCGGCTGCGCCGCTGACCATGCGGGTCGAGTACCGGGTCGGGTTCAACCGCTATTTCCGCGAGTGGATCTGCTTCGACCACACCGGCTACGCCCGCACGAAGGCGGAGGCGTGGTGGCGGGCGAGATCGGTCGAGCCTGTCCCGGGCGGCACGGAGGAAGCGGTCGAACTGGCGCGGGCCGGGGCGCTCGCGCCGGCGCTGCACATCACAATCGAGAAGAAGGCGGGCGAGCAGTTCGAGCGGGTGTTGGCGCACCGCCTGGGCGACAAGCCGCCGCGGCTCGACGGTGATGAAGACCTGCCCGAGTACGCGCCGGCGCCTGCGGGCACGACGTACGGCATCCCCGACGACGAGGTGCCGTTCTGATGAGCGACGACCGCGTCAACCTGCTCGAAGCCGCGCGGTGGTACCGATCGCGCGGCTACGCGCCGATCCCCGTGCCAGCGCGGTCGAAGGTGCCCGTGCTCAAGGGCTGGACGGACCTGCGCCTGGCCGACGCCGACCTTCCCCGGCACTTCAGCGGCACCGGGAACATCGGTTTGCTGCTTGGCGAGCCGAGCGGGTGGCTCGTGGACGTGGACCTGGATTGCGAGGAGGCGGTGGCGCTCGCGCCCGACTTCTTGCCGGCGACCGGGGCACTGAGCGGTCGGCCCGGCAAGCCGGGCTCGCACTGGTGGTACAACTGCAAGGGCGCCAAGACCCGCAAGCACCAGGACCCGGCCACCAAGAAGATGATCGTCGAGCTCCGGAGCACCGGCGCGCAGACGGTCGTCGGCCCAAGCGTCCACCCCAGCGGCGAGCCGTACGACCCGCTCGAGGGCGAGCCCGCCGTGGTCGACGCCGGGACGCTGAATGCGGCGGTCGCGGAACTGGCTCAGGCGGTAAAGAAGCAGCGGCATGGCGATCCACCTCCGGCACGACCGGCTGTGAACTCCGCCGCATCGAGAAGCCCTCCCGACTCCGACGCCCTTCTGCGCCGGGCCGAGGCGTACCTCGACCGCATCCCGCCGGCGATCTCTGGCTCCGGTGGGCACAGCCAGACCTACGCGGCGGCGACAGCGATGGTGCATGGTTTCGGCCTCGACTCCGAGACCGCCTTCGCGCTCCTGTGGGACCGGTACAACCCGCGATGCCAGCCGCCGTGGTCGGAGAAGGAGCTGCGGCACAAAGTCAGCGACGCGGACAGCAAGGCGCACGACCGCCCGCACGGGTGGCTCCGCGACTCCCAGCAGCTCGAGGACCTCGGCGGCGTCGACCTCTCCGGCTTCGATCCCGAGCGCCGGCGCGGCGCAGGCGAACGACCCCGATCTGAGCGTCCACCCGACCCGGGGCCGTTCCCCGATTACCTGCTCCGCGTGCCGGGCTTCATCGAGCAGGTGGTCGCGCACAACCTGGCGACGGCCACGCGGCCGCAGCCCGTTCTGGCGCTGGCGGCCGCGATCTGCCTCCAGGCGGTGCTCGCGGCTCGCAAGGTGCGCGACGAGCGCGGCAACCGGACCAACGTCTACTGCGTCGGCGTCGCGCCCTCCGGGGCGGGCAAGGACAACGCCCGCAAGGTCAACAAGAACATCCTCTTCGCCGCCGACATGGTCGAGCACGAGGGGAACGAGGACCTGGCGTCGGACGCGGGGCTGGTCACCGCCGTCGAGGCCGAGCCGGCGATCCTGTTCCAGATCGACGAGTTCGGCCGCTTCCTCCGCACCATCGGCGACCCGAAGAAGGCGCCGCACCTGTTCAACGTGCTGACGGCGCTGATGAAGCTCTACAGCAGCGCCGACACCGTGTTCCGGGGCAAGGCGTATGCCGACAAGAAGCGGAACAAGGTGGTCGATCAGCCGTGCGTGAGCGTCTACGGCACCACCGTACCCGAGCACTTCTTCGAGTCACTCACCGCCGACAGCCTCAGCGACGGGTTCATCGCCCGCCTGCTCGTGTTCGAGTCGGCTGAGACACCGGCGCGGCAGCGTGCCAAGGCGACGGGCGTTCCCGAGCCCCTGAAGCAGGCCGCCGAATGGTGGGGATCGTTCCAGCCCGGCGGAAACCTCTTCCGCGAGCACCCTCAGCCGATCGTGGTCGAGACCACGCCGGGAGCCGGCGCGGTGTTCGACGCGCTGGCCGCGATGGTGGACGACGAGCTCGCCAAGCCGGACGAGTCGGGCCGATCGCTGTGGGCGCGGGCCGAGGAGAAGGCCTGCCGCCTGGCGCTGATCCACGCCTGCTCCGCGAACGCCCAGAAGCCGGTCATCGACGAGGACGCGGCCGGCTGGGCGTGCGAGCTGTCGTCGTACCTGACCCGCCGGATGCTCTATGTCGCCCACGAGTGGGTCGCCGACGGCGTGTTCGACGCCCGGCAGAAGCGCGTCGTCCGGGTGGTGCGCAAGGCGGGCGGAAAGATCTCCCGCAGTGAACTCTGCCGCAAGACGCAGTGGCTGACCCAGCGGGAGCGGCAGGAGGTTATCGACAACCTCCTGGAAACCCAGCAGTTGCATCAGGAATCCGAAACGTCCGCGACGCGGCCGAAGGTGGTGTATGCGCTGGCCTGAAACCGAATCTTTCAATCTTTCACGTATTCACCGCGCGCGCACACGCGCGGCGCGGGTGCACCGGTGTAAAAGAGGTATTGAAAGATTGAATGATCTCTCTCTTTCATCATCTACTTCCCCCCTCCCGCCCCGCCGCGCCCATGCAGGTCGCGTGCCGGGCCGCGCCTACCACGAGCCCAACAGCCGGAAGCCTAACGGGGGAGGGAGGCATTAGGTACTCCGCCGGGGGGGACCGGTCTCGAAACGCCCGCGGGAACAGCCGCGAATAGCGAGAGAGTTTGTTGAGACTGTCCGATTGTGTGAAAGGAGCGAGTGAATGCATGGATGCACATGTGGAGCGTGCCTGGCTGCGTCCGGCGGCCAGGATGGTGCAGGTGTTCAGGGCGGACCTCCGCAATGCCAGGATGCTGGCCGACCCGTGGTCGCGCGCGGTCCATTGCATGGTCAACGGGTGGCGGATTCGTCTCTGCCATCCGCCATCGGGGACCCGCCACGGTGCACGATGGAGACCCACCTGGGAGGTGTTCGTCGCCCTGGCCGTGAAGGATGTCGGAATGACCGCGCGGAGGGAGATGCACGATCCCTGGCGCCGCTGGGCGTCGTTCCGGACCACCGCTCCCCGCCGCTACATCCCGAAGCGCAAGCGCGCGACACCGGTACTCCTGTGTCGCCCGCCGGAGTGATGGCATTGCTCGAGCGTCAGCACTTTCGGTGTGCGCTCTCGGGACGAGCGCTGACGCCAGCGACCGCGGCCCTCGATCACATTGTGCCGATCCGCGCTGGCGGCGAGCACATCATCGAGAACGTCCAGGTTCTGGACAAGGACGTGAACAGGGCGAAGAACGCGCTCACCAGCGCTGAGTTCATCGAGTTGTGCCTCGACGTCGTCCGCTGGTGGGAGGGCGGCAGCCCGATCACGCCCGCTCGCCCCAAGAGTCCCGAACGCCCTCCGAGTCGGCGCGTTGCCCCCGCGTCTGCGGGCGGTACCGCCGGGGTCAAGGGCCGCGGTTCCGCCAGGAACGCGACGTGGGCCAACGTGGGCCGACCCTTGGCAAACGGGCGAGCCCCCTAACGGGCCGGAATCGGGGCACCGCGCCGCCCCCGGACGGGCCCGTAGCCCGAGCGATCCAACCAGCGATCCAGCGATCCCCGGACCCGTCGCATGTGCGGCGGGCCACCACGACGCCACCCGCGCCGGCGCTCGCCGCGCGCCCCGGACGGAGATCGCCGTGAACATCGAGATGCTCCCCATCGACGCGGTCAAGGAGTACGACCGCAACCCCCGCACCATCAACGACGCGGCTATCGACGCGGTCGCCAGATCCATCCAGGCGTTCGGGTTCAAGATCCCGATCCTGATCGACGCGGACAACATCATCATCGCCGGCCACACACGGCTCCGCGCGGCGCGGAAGCTTGGGCTGACGGAGGTACCGACGATCCGCGCGGCCGACCTCACGCCCGACCAGGTCAAGGCGCTGCGCATCGCCGACAACAAGGTCGCATCGCTGACCTCGTGGGACATGGAACTCCTGCCCATCGAGCTCGCCGACCTCAAGGGAGTGGACTTCGACCTCGCGGTGCTCGGCTTCAGCGCCGAGGACCTGGCGGCGCTCATGGCGCCCGCCGGCACGGAGGGCCAGACCGACCCCGACGAGGTGCCTGCGCCCCCCGACGCCGCGACGACGGTGCCCGGGGACATCTGGGTGCTCGGCAACCATCGCCTCATGTGCGGTGATTCGTCCAAGCCCGAGGACCTGGACCGGCTGCTGGATGGCCAGCCGATCCACCTCGTGAACACCGACCCGCCGTACAACGTGAAGGTCGAGCCCCGCTCGAACAACGCGATCGTCGCCGGCCTGAGCTCGTTCGCGCTGCCCGGCAAGGCAGACCAGCACGACCAGCAAAGCGCCGACCTCAACCGCTACCCCGAGAAGAGTCGTGCCACGCACAAGAAGCTC